TCAGACTTGTGCGGCGAGCCTCGAAACTGTGTCGGGAACAGTTTCGCTGACTTCCGCAAGATCCTCGACGGAGCGTGGTCTCTCAGATTGCGCCAGTATCAGCTGCGTCTGCACGCGATCCGCTTCGATGGCGGCGATTTGACGCGAGAAAATGATGAACCAGCCAAGGAACATCATGCCGGCCAACGCCTCCACATTCGTCAGCGTGTTATGCCCGCTCAGCCATTGGAATCCGGCATAAGCCCCAATCGCAATCGCAAGATCGGAAACCACGTATACGACCTTTGAGAGTTGCGGGGCAAGCCAAGGCAGGGCAATCATCAGCACGCTCATCAAACATGGTAGGCCGCGGGCGAACACGTTGTGCAAAATCGGATGCGGTGTGTAACGGAACATGCCGATACCTACGAAAGCGATGCCGGCCAACGTCAACATGATTGACAGCAGCAGAATCCTCGTACGAAAATGCTTCGGCGTCTCATTGATGGCATTGGAATCCAGATACTGCAATTGCAGACGATACGTGGTGATGAGCTCGGAAACGGCGAAATAGCTGATGATCACAATGCAGATGCCCGCGAGCGTCAGCGTCGAATTGAACATACGCGCGGCGAACGTCGTACGGTCGCCCAATTGAGAGAAATTATTGTTGTACCAGTACGGATCGTCGGACGTCAATCCTGCGATACTCACGCCAGACACCACGAAAAATGGCAGTAGGGAAGCGATCGTTTTGGCATTCATAAGTTCCGCCTGCACGAAAGTGATATAGCCTACAACGCCTGCGATGGCCGCGCATAGGATCGGCAGATAGCCTTTCAGCGTGCGGATGCCCATCATGTTGTTGACGATGGACAACATCATGAACGATGTGACGAAAATGGTCGAAGCATACACCACGGAAAGCGCAAGGATCTCGAAAACACGGCGAACCGGAATGACCCAGCCATGCTTGAGTGTCAGCGAACGTGATTTTCGTGCGTAACCCAAACTGAATGAAACGACTCCGCATCCTGCCACGATTCCCGAGCAGACGGTGAACAGACGCTGCGTGACACGCCAGATGGCCGGGGCGAACTGCATGTATGCGTTCATGACGAACCAGGCGATAACGGCGCATGTCACAAAGGAGATGATGCCTGACGATTCGGCCTGCTGGTGACGTCCCATGCCACTCTCCCTTCCGAAATGCTATTGTAAGCCTGTCGTTGTCCAACCATACGCTATAATAGAAACTCGTGTTCACTTGGTGCGATTCCGTGAGGCGGATTCGCGGGGTGTGAACGTGAACGGGCTGTAGCGCAGTTTGGTAGCGCGTCTGCTTTGGGAGCAGAATGTCGCAGGTTCAAATCCTGTCAGCCCGACCGGAAGCCTTGGAAACATTATGTTTCCAAGGCTTTATTTTTTCTTGGCCGTAGGCTATCGACACGATTCGACACGATGACCGCGCAACCTCCGCGTCTAGACGGTCTTCAACTGTTCAGCGCGCAGCTCGCCAATCGCGTCCGCCACATCGTCCAATCGTTCCGGCCAGAGAGCCGTGTATGTGTTCAGCGTGATGCTGGGTGAGGAGTGGCCGAGCTGCATCTGTAGGGTCTTCACATCCGCGCCTTGAGCAATCGCAAAGCTCGCATAGCTATGCCTCAAACTATGGATGGTCACGCCCTCGTCCTCCATGCCGGCCAGTCGGACGGCCTTTCGCCAGACACGCGTCCGCCACGTGTTCGTCCACAGGTTCCCGCCTCTTGCCGCGCGGAACAGCCAGTCGTCGCCGCCCATGCCCTCCATCTGCCGTTCGATGGACGGTATGAGGAATCTGGGTATGGCGATGCTGCGCGGTTTGCCGTTCTTCGGCGTGCCCAGCACAAGCCTGCCTTTGCCGTCGTCGGTCCAAGTGCGGCGGATGCGCGCCCTGCGTGATTCCACATCCACGTCGCCGCATTTGAGTGCCAGCGTCTCGCCAATGCGGGCACCGGTGTATGCCTGCCAGCGGACGATCAGCCCGTCTACCGGCCGTCCTGCCCGTTCGGCCATGCCGGCCAGCAACTCCACCTCCTCGACGGTAAGGAACACCATGTCGTCATCGGATTGCGTGATGCGCGGCACGGTGACCTTTTCAATGGGGTTCTCTCCGATCCAGCCGTGCTCCAAAGCGAATTCCATGACACCGCCCATGACGACCTTGACGATGTTGCGGATGCTGCGTGGACTCAATGGCTTCGATTCGCGATCGTCCTGCAGTTCGGCGGGATACCCGCCTTCGGTGAGCTGCGTGACCCACTGTTGCAGTTCGTCGCGTTGGATTTCCCTCAGTGTGCGATCGCCCCACTTGGGGTTGATATAAACGCGCAATTCGCGGCGGTATCTGCCCAAAGTGCCCTGTTTGATATCCATCTTGCCGTCCGTCCATTCGGAGGCAACGTCCCGGAAGATGCGTAGTTCCTGCTGCGGGTCGCGGTATTTGCCGCGTCTGATGTCGTCCTCGATGGCCGCTGCGTATTCCTCAGCGTCACGGAGCTTGGCGAAGTTCCGTGATTTCTGGACGCGTTTGCCGTCTCGAAGCGTGTACCAGCGGCATCTCCACCGTGAGCCTTGGCCGTACAGCGCGGACCGCCATTTGCCGGGCACATTGGCTTTCATCGGATCCTTCGCATTGGCCAGCGACTGTTTCGCGGCCCTGCTGGGCGGGTTGCCGTCCTCGTCGTTTTTGAGCCATCTGTCGTCTACGAACGCTCTGGCCATGGTTGTCTCTTTCCGAGGATCCGCGCTACACTGTGCGTGGAACCTCATTTTGGTGAAAACGGAAATGCTGATTGTTGGTTCCTTGGGTTCCGTCCGACTGTGTTCGGGCGGGACCCTTTTTTGTTTCCCGTCGCGGTATGTGGACGCTGAACTTCTTTTATTGCACGCACACGCCGGAATCGTACAACAGCTGCCGATAGTCCGACAGTACTTGGATGGTGACGCCCAATTCCACGGCCATCATCCACGTATTGCCTTCGTATATCTGCTCCACCATGCCATAGTCCACGGGACTGATCAACGCCAGCGCGGTCTCCCTGCGACACCGGCGCTCGCACTTCAACCCGTATTGGCTACCACAGCCTGGATCGTGGTGTTTCGCGTGGATGAGCTCATGGCACAGCGTGCAACGGCGCTGGCGCTGGTTGAGCCAGTCGGCCAGCAGAATGAGTTTGTGTCGATCGTCGTATAGGCCGCATATGTCACGGGGAAGGTCGCGTGACATGACTGACAGACCCATGGATTCCGCGTTCCGGTGAAGCTCCGCGATGGTCTTGTTATCCACATTCCTCTCTTCCGGAAGTATTGTTTTTCGAGAAGTACTTTTTTGCTGTTTGTCAAGTTCTGCTTGACAGTTGGAGTGTCGTATGTGATGCTTGAATCAGCTCATCTACCGAGTTGTAGAAGGAGTCTCCAGGGTCGCTGCGGCGGCCCTTGCTTTTTATTGAACGCAATTCCCGTTCAAACTTGACTGATCATATTCTTTCAGAAGTTTGTTGAAGCTATGATCATGGTCGACGTAGTAGGCGGTGACCAACATGCAGTAGCCTCTGTCCTTATGTGGTTCCAGCACGACTAGATACCGTTCTGATTCAATGAGGATATATAACCTATCGCGGCCATGCTTGTGCTTCCTCCAGATTAATGGCGCATCACATACCTCATAATGGCATTGCGGACAATCCTTTGCGTTGTCAATCGTCTTCCGTGGAAACCTGATCCGCTCACATCTACGCAGATCGACATTCCTCTCGCCGGTTGTGTAGTCTTCGACGCTGGTGATGTGGAAAAACCCAGCCCATTTTCCGTCGGTCTCCTCTTTCTGGCGGCGTACGGAAACTCTGAGGCCGTCGAATGATGGATGTGAATCTATGAAGTCATGTCTGAAGATTGCATAAATCCTATCCTCATATACGGCAAAGTCTTCTATCGGGGATTTGGTTACGAGCTCCGGTGTCCAATGCGGTGTCATGCGTTCCGTCCTTCCCAGACGAAGATGTTGAACTTGCGCGTGCCCAAGGTCGTTGACTGGGTGAGTCGGAGCTTTGATCTCATGCGTATGTAGTCGATGATTTCAGCTTTCGCGCCTGATGGTTGGGGGATGGTCGTCCGGTTCGCCCTGCATACGGCTCCGTTGATCACGTCGGTGATTTGCATCATTTGCACTTCGTCTGAACGGATTGGTTGCACTTTCTTGATGCATTCGTGGTTGAAGTCGTAGTGGCTGTTTGCTAGCACTTCCTCCAGTTTCTCGGTACGTTGCGCGGAGTGCGTGTCCTTGATGTCCACGTACACGTTGTAGGTGTTCGTGGAATCGAACAGCCTGTTCAGCATGGTGAAATACATCTTGTAGTACCAATCGTTGTGTGACTGGGACCATGCCTCATGATTCAGACGTGTCTTCTTGGCCACCAGAACACGGAACCTCATGTCGTCATCCAGGAAGAAGCAGTTCAGCAAATCCTTGTACAGGTCGATTTTCGGCATGCTGGCCTTCGTCCACTTCACTTCCGTGCGTGCCTTGACACCGTAACGTGCCTTGATCTGGAGAATATTCTCTGTGATTTCCTGCCTTTTATCCTTGGGTATAATGAGGGCTCCAAGGACCATCACGTCGCTGTCGTCATGTTCCAGATGACAGCTTTCATCGCAATACAGGTTGTATTCGGTCATTTGCGTTCCTTTCAATCCATTAATCGTCCGGCGTTTCGGCTTCGAGGCGTGCGTTCGGATCCGTGTTGGCGGCCACGTCATAGTCTTCGGGGTGCGCGGCGATGCGATCCACCAGGTCATCCGTGACCTGGAACTCGCGCTCGCGGGCGGCGTAGGCTCGTGCGGCATCGCTGCCCAGGGCGCGGGTGAATAGCTCTTTCAGCGTCATCCCGCATACATTGGCAATGCGCTCGCAGTCCGAAATTGTTAGTGGTGCGTCAAAACGAGCTCGAACAAACCAATAATTGCGGCTGAACCCGCATTCCGCTGCGAATTCAGTTGCAGTCATGCCGCTCTTGACTTGTAGTGATTTGCAATACTGCATGATGCTCCGCGCACCAGCGGTCACATCGTTATTGGCTCTTGTTCCCATAGCCCAAAGATACCCAATTGTGTACTTTCTGTAAAGTATTCAAATAAATACCCGTCTGACAGTATTCATTTGAATACGGTTTGTAACTGTCAGCAAAGAGCAGCAAGAAAGGAGGTCTGGTGACAAGCGAAGCGGAACTTATGAGAGACAACCTTCGCGGAGAGATGGCTCGCAGGCACAAAACACAAGAAGATATCGCGAAAGCGATTGGATGTGGACGGCCGCTTGTGAACCGAAAACTCAATGGAGAAAAAGACTTCACGCTGGGCGATATGGAAAACATCGCTGCAATGTTCGACATGACTTTTCTGCAGCTGCTAACGCTGCTCCTCCAGCCAATCGACAACATCAAGCAGATCAGACCATGAGCGTTAGGCGCTCGCCGACGCATGAATCGAAGGGAGAATCAAATGGTTGTTGATTTGTCCAAGTATGACGGTGACTCATTCGAAGCCGCACTTGATGTCTTCTATGGTGTCATGGACGACCTGAAGACGCAGGCGGCTGACGGACGGCTGACCCTCACTGCTCTTGAGACGTATCGTTCGCAGATTGTTCGTGAGACGTATTCGAAGCTTGCTGGGATGAAGCAATCTGGGAGTGGACTCCAAGATAGTCCAAAACAGTCGCGCCGTCTGCAACGGCTCCAAGGGCGAGGGCTCCGGCGGCGAGACACGGGCAGACCTTCGTCTTCAGGAAACCGACCAGCTTCCCCTGTGATTCGGCGTCTTTGGAAACGGTGGCTGCGACATTGAGCGAGGTCTGCAATCTAGCGAACGCGATATCGAGCTTGAAATCGCCGGTCAGGTCGTACTCGTCCAACGCTATTCGAACTTCGCGTGCAAGGCGGGCGATGTATTCCTTGAGCCCTTGCGGGAGTGTGATGTCGTTCAGCAACGATGGCAGCTCGTCGATCATCGAACGGATATCGTCGCGGCGTTGACGTGGATACTGTTCGGGTCCCTGGTCCAGCAGTCGTTCCGCCGTGCGCAGCGCCATCCGGTCCTGAATGCTCAGGGAAACGTTCGACCTGTGCATTTCGCGGCTTTTCCCGCCACGCTCGTACGCGGCCCAGATATCAAGCCAGATTGATTCAAGGCAGGTCGAGGCCAGTTGCGCGTCCTCGTTGCCGGCTTCAGCCATGACGCGAATCGTCTGTTCCACGACAGACATGGCGCCAGACACGTCTGCGATGGAGAACGTCACGTTCTGCTCTTCGTTGGCTGTGAGCAGGAAATTCTTCACAAACTTTGCGGCGTTCATCGCCCCTCACTTCGAAAGGAAACAAAATGACCAGTGAGATTCAATCCTACAACTTCAACGGCGCCTCGTTGCGTACCCTGACCGATGAGGCGGGGGAACCTTGGTTCGTCGCCAAGGGCCAGACGTACTTCATCCGCCGGTACTGCCTCCAGCCGTCGTTGGAAGCGGGTGCGTGATGGATGACAAAGAGGTGTTCGCCGCATTGGCGGCGGCGTTGAAGCCGATGAACACAACGAAGGACATCGCGGACAACTGCGGCATCAAGGAAGGCACCCTGGCGTACTGGCGTAGCGCGGGCATCGGCCCGAAGTTCGTGAAGGTGGGACGAATCGTCATGTACCCGAAGGAGCAGATGATCGCCTATTTCGCGCAACACCTGTACCAGTGCACGGCCGAATACGAGGAAGAGGTGGGTGCGTGAGCGTGATGACCGACAACAACTGGCGTACCGATACCCCGTGGCCTGACCCATGGGAAGAAAAGGAGAACAAATGAACGACATCCGCAAAGCCTGCGTCGAAGCGATATTCAGGGGATTCGAGAACGAGGGCGACGCCATCCGTCCGGCCTATGCCGACGGGTGGAGCGACATCGAAGCAAGGCGTTCGCTCGGTCACATCGTCGGATACGTCGACCTCGACGTGCCCGACCTCGTGGACATCGTCATCGACACCATCAACAAGGAGCTGTGATGGAATCAATGCCTTTGGCTGTTGGTCAGGCACTGCTCGACTTCGTCGTTGCGACTGGCGCCGAGCTCCGTAGTGTAAGCGACGTGGACCGTCACACGACAGGATCCACATCCGATGAACGCGAAGCCGGGTTGGGAGTTCAGACGGTCGATACTGGCCTGGTCTTCGAATATCTGCTTGGAGAAGAACTCGCTTTCGAGCGCGACCTCTCCGAACGGCGCAACCTCGTCGACGTGCCGTTGCGCAACGGTCTGGTCTTTGCAACGGACGAACACGGACACGTCTCGTGCCATGTCGGGGCAATCGTTGACAAGGAAGACGGTCGAGGTTTCTCCATCGTATTCGACCCGCCACTTGTGGACCGTCTGGTCGGCGGTGACGGACAACGCCCGCTGGCTGATCGAGTTCGCGTCTGCAGCTATCTCGTTCGCTTTTCCTGCAAGGCGGTTGGCCTGCTCGGCGGCACGCTTCGATTCGACAGCGATCCGGTTGGCTTCCTCAGCCGAGCCGTTCGCCTGCTCCGAGAGCTTGTTGCCATGGCGCGCCTGGAACAAGGCGACACATCCGGCGACACCGCCAACCAATCCCGTGACGGCGCCAACGACGCCGGTGACCACATTGATGTCCATTCCATCGATTCTACGGACGGAGGCGAACGATGAAGGTTCTTGCCCGCATCATCCTGCACCAGCTGCTGTTCGCGGTGTGGCTACTGGCCATGTGGGTGCTGTACTGCACGCCGGCCTGCACGCACCCCATCGAACATCTCATCGCCGCGCCGTTCGCGGTGCTCATCCCGACGGCCGTCATCATGCGTCGCCTGTGCTCCGACCCCCGCTTCATGCGATGGCTGGACGAGCAACGGCAGTGAAGGACTTGGACGGTTCCGCACACATTGCGGCATGGACGTGGTTCGTCATGCGCGGCCATGCCGGAACCGCCCGCGCGTCAAGGAAAAGACGTTAAAACCAGCCGGACGGGTCATCTTCTCTCTTCTCCTCCCGTCCGGCCTTCGCCGGGACCCGCGACAGGATGCGGGCGCCATGGATCGGCGTGCTGAGGTCACGTCGGCGGATGGATGCGCGGTTCGAATCCACGCCCCGGCACGACATCAATCCAAAGGAGGCAAACGTTGCCAAGCAAAACACCAAGCAGGCCGGAGGGCGAGAAGTGGTTCGAATGGCCGCTCACGCCCGCCAGCGTCGGCATGACGTCCGCCGAGCTGATCGGCGAACTGTACGAAACCATATCCACGCTCAACCGCGACCGTGGCTGGAACCTCACCATGGTCGCGCCGGCGCGCTTCGGCGAGATCGTCATCGACCGCGAGGCCGGATGCCTGCGCGCGAAATGCGCGTGGAAGGCCAAGGATCCAAGCCAGCTCGGCCCGGAACCGGCTGGGTATGTGAAGGGAGCCTGACATGGCCATAGGGGAGACCGTCATCACCATCGTCGGCAACCTCACCGCGGATCCGGAACTGAGAACCACCGGCCAGGGCGCGCAGGTCGCCAGCTTCACCATCGCAAACACCGCGCGCGTATACAACAAGCAGACCGGCCAGTACGAGGATGGGCCGGCGCTATTCATGCGCTGCTCGGCATGGCGTGACATGGCCTCGCATTGCGCGCAGAGCCTTGCGAAGGGCATGCGCGTAATCGCACAAGGCCGCCTCCAACAGCATTCCTACCAGGCACAGGACGGCACCAACAGAACCGTCATGGAACTGCAGGTCGACGAGATCGGCCCGAGCCTACGCTACGCCACCGCGCAGGTCAGCCGCATCGACCGACGGCCGCAAGGTCCCGTCTACGGCAATCCCGCCGCGCAAACGCCGACCGTCAACACCGGCGCAGGCGGCTGGAGCCAACAGCCGGCCCAGTCCACGCAACCGGCCGCACCTGCCGATGATCCGTGGGGCGCTCCGTCGGACGACCAGTCATCATTCGGAGACTTCGGCAAACACGATCCAGAACCGGAATTCTAAGGAGCAGCAATGAAAGCCAGCGAACAACAGGCGCTCATCCCACAGGAAGCCACGCCCGACACGCTCATCGACCTCATCGGCAAGACGCAGCAGGTCACCAAGGCCGCGGCCGTCGTGCTCAAGGCATGCCGCAACGTCATGGACACCAAAAACAAGCAGGAGCACATCGACAAGTGGGGCGGCATCCACGCCATCACCGAAGCCGTGTACGACTGCGCAGACCTCGCTCAGCGCATCCTCGACGCGGGACTGGCCATGGAGAACATGTGCGCGAAGCCGGCCACGTCACGGCAGATGATCCTCATCGACGACCTGCGCCGCAGTCTCGACATGGACGACGGCGACGTGGAGGCGACCGTCGATCCGGACACCGGCGAGATCGACTGAACCACAGGAAGGAGAAGAAGAGATGTGGTTCATCATCGACGACCAGATGGCCGACGACAGGCGCATCCGCCGCCTGCCTCTCGCCACCGTGGGACTGTGGGTCAAACTCTGCGTCATCCACTCCAAAGGCGTCTCGATGCAGGCCAAGGACCCGGCCGCGTATCCAGGATACTTCGACAAGCTCGACCTCAAGGACGCCGGCGGCACCATGAAACAGCTGCAGCAGCTCATCGACTCGGGCCTCATGGAGGAGCACGACGGCGGCTGGCGCCCGGTCTACGCCGAAGGCATATGCAGGGAGCCCCGAGTGTTGACCGAAGAGCAACGCGAGGCGCGCAGAAAGGCCGGAAGCAAGGGAGGACGCCGCAAGGCGGCCAACCAGAAAGCCAAGCAAACGTCTGGCGACTTGCCGGAAAACAGCCAAGCAAACGGAGAACAAAACAGTAGCGAGACAGGTAGCAAACCGTCTAGCAAGTTGCTAGAGGACAGCCAAGCAAAAACATGGCATAAAACCGATACCTATACCGATATACCCTCTCCGACCCCTCCCGCCAGCACCTCGAAGCAAACCGATACGCCGGACGCCGGCTTCGACCATTTCGCCGAAGCCTATCCCGGATCCGTCGGCGCGAAAGGCCGCAAGACCGAAACCGAAGCACGAAGCCTGTACGCGGCCATCGCCGGAAACCCAGTCGAACTCACCCGCCTCCAAACCGCGCTCCGCCGCTACAAGCACGCCGTCAACGACGGCCAAATCCGCAGCGGCCACATTCCACGGCTCAACACATGGCTCCGCGACCAATGGAAAACCTGGGCGCCCGAGCCAATCTCGCCGCCGCCAATCCACAAGCACACCTGGAACTGCGAACACGTCCACCAGCTCATGGATCCGCATGAGGACGAATACGACCACACCGGCAGCCTCCGGGAAGGCAAACCGTCCAAGTGGTATCTCGCATGCCAGGCATGCGCCGACGAACTCAACAACCAAGAAACCAGCAAGGAGAAGCAATGAGCAACTACCAAAGCAACGAAATCAAACTCATCAACACGAGCCTGATCGACCCCCACCCAGACAATCCACGCAAAAACATCGGCGACGTGACCGACCTCGCCGCCAGCATCAAAACCAACGGCCTCCTCACGCCCCTCAGCGTCGTACCCAACGGCAGCCGCTACCGCGTCATCGCCGGACACCGCAAACTCGCCGCATGCAAACAGGCCGGAACCGGAGCCGTCCCATGCTTCGTGCTTGACCTCGACCCATTGCAGCAGCTCGAGGCCATGGTCACCGAAAACTGCCAGCGCGAACAGCTCACAGCGTTGGAAGAGGCCGACGCCATCCAGGGCATGCTCGACCTCGGAGCCACCACCGCCAACGTCGCCCACCGGCTCGGCCGAAGCGCCGACTACGTGCGTGACCGCGCCAAGGCCGCCAGCATCAAGACCGAGGTCAGAGCGACCCGCGACGATTTCAGCCAGCTCACCATCGGCCAGCTCGTGGCCATAGCGCGATACGACGGCCAGCCGGACAGGCAGAAGAAGCTCGCGCAGGCGGCCGGCACCTCGAACTTCGACTACATCCTCCGCAACATCGAACGCGACGACCGCGACCGGCAATGGATCGAATCGGTCGCCGCGCTCCTCGTGGAGCCCGACAACGGCATCAACCTCATCCCCGACCCCGAAAAGCCCTACAGCGACCCGGAATGGCGCTACCGCGGCTGCATGTTCCCATCCACCGGCACCCCCGAAGAAGCCATCGAGAAGATCCGCGAACTGAACCCCGCAGCCGTATCCATCCACACGGTCTCGCAGCAGGTCTACCTCTGGACCCGCAGTGACAAGACCGCCGACGCCGAAAAGGAAGCCCGACGCGCCGCCGAACAGGCCGAACGCGACGCCCGACGGCACGCGCTCGCCGAATACGCCGCCGCATCCGCCGACAAGCGCATGGCATGGCTCCACGGCCATCTCCACGGCGTCAAACGCGACAAGCTCGTCGAAACCACGGCCAGGCTCGGACTCCTGCAGATCATCGACCCGGACCCGACCGGCTTCACCAACGCCTTATCCACCTGGAACGACGCCGCAGGCGGCATCGAACAGTTCGCCACCATCAGCGGCATCGAACCGGAACGGGCGCTCGCCGAACTCCGCTACCACCTCGACGAACCCGACTGGGCGGTCTGGGCGGTGCAAATCCTCGCCGCACGCATCGAATGGTTCATCGACCCAACCGACTGGACCACCGTCGACGACACCAGCAGACGCATCCCCGGCTACTACCAGATCCTCCAAGACCTCGGCTACACGCCCGCCGACGACGAAACCAGCCACCTCGACCAGCTCATCGCAGCCATCACCGAAGCCGACTCCGACGAAAACGAAGAAGACGAGGAGAACAACCAATGACCAGGGAACAACTCGACAAACTCAGCCGCCTCCTCACCGACACCGCCCAGACCGCCAGCACAATCGAACTGCGAGCGCTGGCCGCTGGCAGGGCGGATGACGGCATCGTGGCGATGGCGGCCGGGTTGAGGGCCAATTGCACTTCGTGTTTGGTGTTGGTCGACGGTCTGATGCAGGAGGGGGTGCGTTGTGAGTGAGTTCGATGATTCCAAGCGTGCCGCTTTGGAGCGTCAGGGTTGGCATTGCCTGCGTTGCGGGACGAACATCCATGATCCGTCATGCTGGCCTGGACGCTCCGGCCATCACCGTCAACTGCGGCGGGCGGCGGATCCGGATGTGCGGCACAGTCCGGCCAACATCGTCGAGCTGTGCGGTTCGGGCACGACCGGCTGCCATGGGTGGGTCCATCAGCATGTGAAGGAGGCCGAACGCCTCGGGCTGATAGTCCCGCTCGGCATAGATCCTCTCTCCACCCCAGTGCGCGACTGGCAGGGGAGATGGCTCTGGCTCAACCAGGACGGCACGGCCACGCCATTGACCATGCGCGAAACATTGACAATTCAAACGGAAGGAATGACAAATGCACGAGAATAACGGCAAACCGGAGGCGCTGCTGTGGATCGACTTTGAGACCACAGGCGTGGACAGGCGCAAAAGCCTGCCATTGGAGATCGGTATGGAATGTACCGACATGCTGGGCGAACAAAAGTTCGGATCATTGTCCCGCATCATCCGCCCGGACAGACTCGACCTCCTGTCCATGAGCCCCGTCGCCTTCTCCATGCACACCGACAACGGCCTGCTGTTCGAACTCATGGGAGGCTCCGTGCGCAATGACAGCATGGTCGTCGTGGCCAACGCCGTGGAGGAATTCCTTGACTCGCTCTCCCAGCGCTTCTCCCTCGTCCCCGCGGGGACCAACGTGGACTTCGACCTTGACTTCCTCCGCCGACTCAACCTCAACCCTGACGCGTGGCTCACCTACCGCAAATACGACATGGCCACCATCCGCCGACTCGTCACCGTGCTCGCCGCCCCGGATCCATACCAGGGCGACAGCGGCCCGCACCGGGTGAAATCCTGCATCGCACGCGACATCAAAGACTACAAGGCCATGCTCGAGACACTCGCCGTCAAGACGGGAGACCACAAGTGAGAAAGACCATCAGCCACCTCGCCGACCGGCTCGGAGACGCCATGGCCACGCTGTTCACCCTCCTCGCGCTGCTGCTCATCCCGCACGCCGTCATCAGGGCGATCATCGGACAGGCGCTCCACCAGTGGACGCCAATCACGTGGCTCGCCATCCACACCGCACTGACCATCGCGGCGCTCGCCACCAGCCTCGCCAGCTATGCGATCGCCGCACTGCTCGCACCGCCAAGACCGGAGACCTACCAATGACCGAAGACCAGCAAGACCAGCTCGTCATCAGCCTCGACACGCAATACGCCGTCGCGCACGCCATCTACAACCGATTCCACGCCAACGGCCACCGCAAACACCTCACGTGGGAAAACCTCGACGACGACGGCCGCGAACCATGGCGCCTGATAGCCAAGGACGCGATCACCGAGATGCTGGCCAGCCCGGAGATCGGAGGAACGGCATGAGCCACACCGCGATAATCCTCCTGGCGCTCGCCTTCCTGATCGGCTGGATGGGTGGTCGGGAATGAGCATCATCGACCATGATCCGAACACATGTTCCAACGGCATGAGCGACGGCATAAGAAGCCTCGCCATCTACGGAAAGGAATGAAATGCACCACACAGACACCGTCAGAATCGCCACCAACCCACGCAAATGGCGCAGACCCGCACCCTGCCCGGCATGCCGCCAGTCACAGCCGCTCATCCTGACCCTCGGCACCATCTACAAACTCCGCACACGCAAACCGGTCAACACCATCTACGGCTGCATCTGCCCCAACTGCCGGCACAAATGCATCCTCCACGTCGACGGCAAAAACCTCGGCTCTGTTAAACCAGCTTTGACATAGGTTCTACGTCCAGTACTGTAGTTACACTGAGGTTACAGTATTGGAGGTGGTGGCGATGAGGCTAGCGGACGAGGTACGCATTCAGCTCAAGGGCATGAATCCGGTCGAGCGTGAGAGCGCGGTGCGCGAATTACGTGAGGTCATCTACGAGGATGCCTACGAGACCATCGCCAGCCGTGACGATGTCTTAGCATGTCCGCGCTGCGGTTCCATCGGCATCGTAAGGAAGGGGCATAATCCGGACGGCTCCCAGCGTTGGCAGTGCAGAGACTGCCGGCGCACGTTCTCCAAGACGCGGGATACCCTGATCGGTCGGTCGAAGCTGCCGGTCGCCAAGTGGATGATGTACGTGGAATGCTTCGTGGATTGTCTCGCATTGCGTACTTGCGCGTCGCGTTGCGAGGTGTCGTTGCGTACCGCGTGGCTCATGCGCCGCCGTCTGTTGAAATGCCTCGAACGGTATCTGCCGAAGTTCGTGGCCGGTGCGGGCGTATCCGTCCAGTTGGACGAGACGTATCTGCGCGAGAGCTTCAAGGGCAACCACACCAAGGGCAAGTTCGTCATGCCGCGTACCGCTCGCCATCGCGGAGCCTCCCTGCACAAGCGCGGGCTTGGCAGGGAGCAGATCTGCATCATGACCGGCGTGAGCGATTCCGATACGGCGTTCGCCATACTGAGCGGGCGCGGCGTCATCTCCAAACAACGCGCAATCGAGGCGTTGGACGGCCGGATACTGCACGGAGCGCACGTCATGGCGGACACCGCGGCGGCCTATCCGGGAGCATTGGAGGCGTTGGGCACCGTGTTCGAGCAAGTGGACGCGAAGTCACATCGCATCAACCGGATCAACACGCTCCACTCGAACCTCGACGGGTTCCTTCACGGATTCAAGGGCGTGTCCACGAAGCATCTGCAATCCTATCTGACGTGGTTCCTGTGGCGACGCTCGTTCCGTGACGACCGAAACGATAGCATCATCAGGCAGGTGGACGCGCAACCATGCCCCGGTGTGACCCGCGACTGGAACGGCATCATGCCGCCGTACATGGAGTATTGGGGCATGGCGGCATAGATTGCAAGTACACTGTACATATCCGATATTGCAGGGAAAGGGGGAACGGCATGGCGAACACGCCCACCACGACCATGCGCCTCGACCCCGAACTCAAGGACCAGGCCATGAAGGTGCTGGAGCCATTGGGGCTGAACATGACCGGAGCCGTCACCATCTTCCTCAAAGCCGTAGTACGCGAAAACGGGATGCCATTCGAACTTAAGGCTCAGCCAAGAGGGGAAGACTAG